ATTGAAGCGCTGGAATATGGTGTCGCAGAATATGTGCATCTCGCCCTGAGACGGATTGGGCCAGAAGTAAAACGTACCCATAACCTCTGAGGGCTGGTAGTAGACCGCCTTGGGCCACGGGCCGTTCTGGGTCTTAAGCCCAATTAGCTCGTAGTTTTCTAAGTTCAAAATCGCTACCGGGTAATCTAAGCCGCCATTAACAATGGGCTGACCGTTGGAATTGGTGTTCACCCGCACAAAGGCTGAGTTCACCGACAGGGGGCGCTCGTAGTAGGCAGTTATTGTGGTCGATGCTACGGTCTGGGTGTTGTTTACCGTATAAGTCCCGGTGTAGTTCACGTTGCCACCAGCTCCGGTTCCAAAGCCTGTAATCTTGGTTCCAGCGGTAATTCCTGTGCCTGTTATCACCATCCCAAGCGCAATCCCGCCCTCGGCAATGTTAGTGACGGTTAGGGTATTTCCTGATATTGAGCCAGTAAAGGTGGAGTTGACCTGACCCGTTGGGCCAACCGTGTACTGAGTCTGTCCCGCAGTCAGGGTGAAGATGATCTCGGTCTTGTAGTAGACCATCATTTGCTCGTTTGACCATTGGTCGATCATGTCGTTCAACATATCGAACGCGTCTTGGGCTTCCGCAGGGGCCGGGGTCTCGCCCGCAGCCAGCGCCCCAATGTCCTTCATGGCGCGGCTAATGATGTCTATTGGCTGGGTCATAACTTCACCTTAAATGTCTCTACTTTCCACGGTGGATCGCAGCTCTCGGTATTGTCTAATGCCTCAAGTTGTTCGGCAAGCCTGTCTTTAATGAGGTGGCGGTCACCCTCTTGAGTGTCTAAATCCAACCAATGTGATACCTGATGCTCGGATAGATTTTCATCTATTTTGTATGGAGTGCGGAACTTCCAGTAACCCTCTGTGGATACAGATTTGCCGTTATTGGAAGCCTCGCAATGGTATTTGACTTGGCAAACCAAACCGTCATCGACCCTTAATTCGGTAATTTTCCAATTAAAGGTCGGCACTTATTTTCTCCATAATCTCATCAAAACTCTCTGACACCTCCCAAGAGTTGCCGTTCATACCGTAGGCAACCCGCACCTTTGTGCCATCCTCTTGAGTATGCTCAAAGATTGACGCAATCAGGTCTGTATTAAGGATCAGACCCTCACCGATGCGGCCCTTGGCGGCGTTAGTTAGTTTGATAAGTTTCATACCTCAACCCACGAAGTCGTGGCCTCATCCCATGAGTAACGCTTTGGATTCTCAGGTGTACCAACATCTGTTGGGTACGGTACTGGAGATTCCCACAGACAGGTGTCCTCGTTTAGCAACCATGAGGCATAGGGCTTGGGAGGAATGAAAGCATCTCGACCCGCATCGTAGGTGTAACCGATACCAGCGTAGTTCTTACGCAGAGGCGTTCCACCTAATGCGTGTACCCCGCCGTGGGTGTTGTAGCTGGTCTGCTTATAAACATCGCCTGTTCGCGCAGACAGCTCTGCCTCTTTGCCGTTGTCCTCATCACGGCCTACCGTGACAAAAATTACGATGTTGTTTGAATCAAGTTTTGCAAAGTGTGCCAATTGCTTCTCCTTAACTAAAATATACTGTTTCTGATGTAGTTGACGTAGCGGTCACGGTGTAAATCTTAAACCCGCCAGATGTTGTAGATGATTGAGTTACACCGCCTGAAAAGGTAGCCGTAAGCGCGTCAGGAATCTTAATGATGACTACGCCTGAACCGCCATTACCTCCCGACAGTAAATACCCATCGTTACTAGAACCGCCACCACCGCCACCTGTATTAGCTGTGCCTGCGGTAGCATTAGAAGTTGTTGATTGAGCGCCGTTACCACCGCCACCAGAGCCTCCTGTCCCTCTCGTGGTATTGCTTGAACCGCCGCCACCGCCACCCCTAGTTACTGCGGAACCAGTAATTGATGATGAAACACCAGCACCGCCATTACCCCCGTTATCAGTCGTAGAGTTAGCGCCCACCGCCCCAGCCCCACCGCCACCACCGCCTGTAAGAGCAGTAGATGCCGCAAAAGCGGTTCCACCATCATAACCTTGATTTGCAGTTCCTAAGCCTTTTGAACCGGCTGTGCTATCTCTTGCAGATCCCCCGCCAGAGCCACCATTAACACCTGTTCTTGAGTATCCTCCACCACCGCCACCGCCAGTTGATGTTATTGTGGCAAATACAGAGTTACTTCCGGAGCTTCCTGAATTTGTATTAGTAACACCGCCGTTACCGCCAGCACCAACCGTTACGGTGTAGTTCGTATTTAAATCAATTGTTATTGCCGATTCAGCAGGTGCTCCACCCCCAGAAGATTCTCCACTTACTGAGCATCGATAACCACCAGCACCGCCACCACCGGCAGAATTATTACCACCACCACCACCCCCAGCAATAACTAGATAGTTAGCAGTATAAGATGATGGAGGTGGAGTTGGATTTTCTGAAAACGTCACAGTCTCACTTGTTGTGCTGGTTGCAGTCACAGAGTAAATGTTGAACAAACCAGATGTAGACAGGCTAGATGTCACACCGCCAGAGAATGTCGCAATATATGAGTTAGGTATTTTGATGATAACTACGCCTGAACCGCCGGAGCCGCCTGTTCTTGAAGAAGATGTTGGGGCAAACCCTCCTGCACCGCCTCCACCACCTCCCGTGTTTGCAGTTCCGCTTGTTCCGTCATTAAAACCAACTGAACCGGCTCCACCACCACCAGATGCAGTTCCAGCAGTTATTCCAGTAAATGCACCCCCACCACCTCCACCGGCTCTTGTTACAGAAGAACCTGTTATTGAGGATGCAACACCAGAGCCACCATTACCAGCCGGCCCAGAGGCGGCTCCATTACTACCAACCGAGCCTGCGCCACCACCACCGCCAGCAGAACCGCCACCGTCTCCAGTTCCGTTTCCACCAGCATATCCTTGGTTTGCAGTTCCAGCACCCCCGGTTCCATCAACACGACCACCGCCGCTACCAGAACCCCCAGAAAAACCATTTGTTGCGCTAGGGTAGTTAGTTTCTCCTCCAGTACCCCTACCACCCCCAGAAGAAGTGACAGTTGAAAATACTGAATTTGAACCTTGTGTTGCCACCGCAACCGCCCCTGTGGAACCAGCACCGCCACCACCAACGGTGACTGTGTAAGCAGTTCCAATGCTTAAACTTAAAGAAGTTTCTGCGCTTGCTCCACCACCACTTGTTCCAGCAGAAGTTCTATAACCGCCAGCACCACCACCAGTTCCCCCAGATGAATTTTGCGCCCCACCACCCCCACCACCGCCAGCAATAACCAAGAAGTCAGCAGTAAACGTCCTTGCAAACGTCACAGTCTCAGATGTAGTAGACGTAGCAGTTACAGAATAGATGTTAAACCCACCGGATGTAGACAGGCTCGATGTAACGCCGCCAGAGAATGTTGCGAATACGTTGTCAGGTACTTTAATGATGACAATCCCAGAGCCGCCAGAAGCACCCGCCGACGCATAACCACCGCCACCTCCACCGCCTGTGTTTGCGCTTCCAGCAGAACCACTACCAGTTCCTCCGTTGCCGCCACCTCCAGCACCACCCGTTCCAGCCGTAGAAGATGCGCCAGCACCTCCTCCACCAGCCCTTGTAACAGAGGAGCCTGTTATTGACGATGCGGTTCCAGCGCCACCGTTACCACCTGTTCCGCTAGAGCCTGCACCCCCGACAGCACTTGCGCCACCGCCGCCGCCAAGACCGGTTCCGTTAGTTGTGTTGCCACCGTTATTTCCCTCTGAGGGTGTATATCCTCCAAGGTTGCCAGTTCCAGGCGTGTACGGGAAACCAGAAACACCACCTCCAGAACCTCCGTTTAGACCATTGCCAGCACCCGAAGCCCCACCACCACCAGTTGATGTGATAGTAGAAAAAACAGAGTTGGAACCCGAATTATTTGCAGCGCCGCCAGCGCCAACGGTCACGGTGTAAGAGGTTCCAAAAGTAATGGTTTGAGTAGTGCTTGTGCGGTAACCACCAGCACCGCCTCCACCATTAGCGCCGCCACCTCCACCAGCCACCACAAGCAAATCGCTAACAGGTGCGCCAGCAAGGATAGTCACAGTCTCACTCGTTGTAGAAGTAGCCGTGACTGTATAAATGTTAAATCCCGTAACAGCGGTCGAGAGAGATGAAGTTACACCAGATGAGAATGAGGCATAGTGTGATGATGGGATCTTGATGATAACGACACCAGAGCCGCCTGCTGCTGGTGGAGCGCCAGCGTTTGCTACTCCACCACCGCCACCCCCGCCCGTGTTTGCAGTCCCTGCTACGGCAGCAACAGAAACTTTACCGCCAGCACCGCCACCTCCAGAACCGCCAGCACCTACAGTTCCGGTGTCAGCGCCACCGCCACCACCACCAGCCCGTGTGACAGATGAACCTGTGATAGAAGATGCCGTTCCCGCGCCTCCATTACCGCCGTTGTTGTTTGAGCCATTGGTTCCTAATGCTCCAGCGCCGCCGCCACCGCCTGCACCAAAAGCGGTGGTTGATACTCCATTTGAATTTCCATTTCCCCCATTGTTACCTTGAGACGGAGAAGTTGATGGCGTGTTTCCAGAACCGCCTGTTCCACCAGTTTGCACATTTGCGGTTCCACTCCACCCAGCACCACCGCCGCCTCCAGAACCACCGTTCTTTCCTGTGCCGTTAATAATTATGACTCCGAGGCCGTCCCCATAATTTATTGGGCCACCACCGCCACCACCGTTGGAAGTGTTTGTACTAAGTACGGAGTTAGAGCCATCGCTGCCAGCCGCATTTGTTCCTCCAGCGGCCCCGCCACCACCTACAGTAACGGTATATGCGGTTCCTATCGCTAAAGGCTGTGATGTGAATGAACGATAGCCACCAGCACCGCCACCGCCACCCCCAATACTACCCCCGCCACCACCACCCGCTACTACTAGGTAGTCAGCAAGGATAGTAGGGCCACCACCGCCACTTCCACTAGCAAGTAGGATCTGGAATATACCCGTCATTTAGGACACATTTCCTGTCAGTACGCAGACCGTCCCAGAGATAAACAACACGGTACACACGCCCCTAGTTGATAGGGTCACGGTAGCCTTGTCTGTATCAGTTCCCGCGATATAAGCGGTTGTGATTGTGCAAGTAATGGTGATGTTGCCGGTCGTGTTATTGAAGATTGAGACTGCATCGCCAGCCGCAAAGGTTGAGTTAGGAATCGTAATTGATCCACCTGAACCAACCCCTACAAACTCACCAATGTCACCAAGCGCAAGCGTGTAAGACGTTGTCTTGTCTGATCCTGACTGCGGAATGTTTAGGTAGCCAATTGATGAGCTGGTTGGTGGGAACGTCATCGTGGTGCTATCCGTTCCCGCAAGGGTTAGCGTATTGCTTGCCGATAATGTCTTGCCGTTGGTGACCGTCAGGGTTCCCGTACTGCTAGTAATTGTTAGGCCGTTGACCGTGGTGAAAGCACCCGTGGTTGGAGTTGTAGCTCCAACGGTTCCGTTTAATGCACCTGAGAAACCTGTTGAGGTTAGGATTCCGGTTGACGGATTAAATTGCAGCTTGGTTGATGAAACATTGGCTGTCGTGATACTGCCTGTTGTTGCGCTAGTAAATGATAGGTAACGGGTTGCGTTGGTCGTTGTATCGTCCACAATAGCAAGTCCGTTTGCATTGGCCTGCCATGTTGGAGCTGACGCACCGTTAGACGTTAAGACGTAGCCCGCAGTACCGGTAGATCCAGCCAACGATAAAGTTCCGTTAAATCTTAAATCTGTAAATGTGCCAGCTAGCGGAGTTGTGCCGCCAATAGCCACATTGTTCATAGTTGATGCGGTTGTTGGGTTTACGGTCAATGCGCCAGCGGGCGAAATTGCAACAGTTCCAGTTCCGGTAGGACTAATTGCTACCGCAGCATTTGCTGGATTGATGTTAGTTGCTACATCAATAGAAACATTGTTACCGCCACCGCCGCCCCATTGAATCTGG